GCCTTCAGCAATAACCCCACCTTCTTTATATAAGTTGTTACCCATTCTTTCAATCTGAGTTTGAAGAATGGTTTGCATTTGTGTAAGTTCACGAGCTTGTAGTGTGCGACCACTATTAAACAAAATCCTATGATAACCATCACTATCAAGAAAATCATCTTTGTATGTATTTGAAAAAGTTGCACTAGTAATATTTGTGGCCATTTTGTTTTACCTTACAGTGTAATAACGACTTTAATGTCTTCAGTCTGATCAGATGTTCTTGCAACAGCTGCTCTATTTTCAAGATATAAGAACTCACCCGAGAATCTGTCTACATCGTCATTTGTAAATGCATCTGAGTCAGCATCAAAACTAGTACTCTTGAGAGTACCGCTTGCTCCACCGCCTGAGATAGCCTCGCCTTCATTGAACTTAGCAAAGCCAGTATCTTCAGTTTGATGAGCATAAATTCTATCACTATCTATATCATCAACTAATGCTTTTGCACCAGAGTTGCCTCCAGTAATAGTTACATCCCGACTAAATGTAGCAGCATCTGAAACAGAAGTTAACAATAAGAATCTTAGTACTCTACCAGTTGATGCGGTATAATCAGAATCTACTGCTGCTGTATTTCTTGGATTCTTAATAATTCCCACTTGTCTATAATCTTGACCACCAACAATCCAATCTTTGTTTTCAGCTCCAGCAGGCTTAACATTTAACATAAGTGATGATGATCTAAGATCATTGATTGGATTAACACCAAGACCTGAATCTGGTCCAATAACAACTCTTGTAAGACATCCAGTGCCTCCTCCACCAGATAGAGTAACATCAGCAAAGTTAAAACTGTGGCCCATCTTTAGACAACTGTCTTGTGATGAATCCATTTCAATCTTAACAACTGCTCCACCAGCTACTGTAGCTGTGGCTGCAGCACCTGTACCATCACCTCTAATTGTTACAGAAGGAGCTGATGTATAACCTGTTCCACCATTAGTAACAACTACACCAGTTACTTGACCCTTTGATGCTACTGCTCTTACATTAGCTTGTAACACTTGGATAGAGTTAAGTGAGGGACTAGCAGCTGAATCTGTTACCTCTTCAAGAGGTAAGAAGTTAGCTGATAAAAACTTGCTTGATGTAGCACCAGAAAGAGCGTATAGGAATTTCCATTTGTATCCATCGCTTGTTCTAAATGGTATAGTCGCTGTTCCAGCAGGTTTCACAGTTGATGCAACAGCAACACCTTGAGCATTCCTACCCTGTTGCAGTACAATGTACACTTGATTATCTTCTGTTAACACATAATATGTGTTTGAAGCAATACCAGAAAGGTTGTCATCAAATGCATTATAAACTGTTCCAGAACTCCAATTGTGACGAGGAATGACAAAAGAAACATCTGCAATTTTTTTGACAGACTGCATTGCCAATCTAAAGTTGCGCTCATCTCTTAGACTGTTAGCAGGATTAACTACTGTATCAGAACTATCGTATTGATCAGACTTTGCAACACCAACATAGTATCTGTTAGATCCACCAGTGACGTCAGTCAACACTGTGTCCAATAACTGTTTCTTTAATCTGTTTGTTACAATTGCTGGCATTTTGTTTTCCTATTAGGTGATTGTAATATATGTATCAGCGGAGTCAGCACCACCAATCATAAACCAATTATTTCCAGACCAGATACATTGGGTGGCTCCGTTTTGTGCTATTGAGAAAGAAGTACCTTGTGCAAAGTTAGCAGGAGTTACAGTAACAAGTCCACTGTTTTGATTTAACATAATTTTCATTTCACCTTGAGTAGTTCCATCTGCAAGTGTTGCTGCTAATGCAGAAGCCTTACTGAAGATGACAAAAGATTGTGTTGCACTTACTGCTCCATTAGCTGTTTGTACACTTCCATGATCCAACGCAAGTTTGCTAACTTCAACTGAACCAGTTCCTTTTGAACTTAAATTCATATTAACATTTGAATTTGATCCTGTAGCAGAAACAGTTGGTCCATTACCTGTAGCTGCGTTAGCAATTGTGATCTCATTTACAGCAGATGATGTTGCTGTTAGTTTAATCAACTCAGCACCATTAGCATCATTGATTTGAGATGTGATAGTTGGAGTAGCAATAGTCGGTGAAGTTAATGTTTTATTTGTCAATGTTCCAGTTGATGTAAGAGTGACAATTGTATCACTATCACTGAGAGCTGGAAGATTAAGATTTACATTAGCTGACAATGCTCCAGGTTTAATATTATAGTTGTGTGACGAATCAACATCCTTGAAAGAAGGAGTAGTCATCACAGGTGATAACAATGTTTTGTTAATAAGCGTCTGACTTCCAGAATCGACAATAATCGTACCTGTAAGATTAGGAAGTTTAACTGTACGATCAGCAGTAGGATTGTTTGTAATTAATCGAGTCTCATGTGAATCAACACTTGAGCCTTCAAAAATAATTCCATTACTATCAAAAGTAATACCAGGCATAAGGATGTCGCTATCAGCTCCAAACCTTTGATAGATTTCTACAAAGTTTGCGTTGATCTTTGTACCAGCTTGACGGAGAGTATCTCCAGTTCCGTCATTTGCTGATGATCCGATACTAATGTTTTGTCTGGTCATAGTTAATCCTACTTAAACTTTGAATCTATTTATACTAGAAAGATGAGTCACTTGTGTATCTAGTGAACATATTATTATCCATTGTTTCGGTTGTAAGATCCATTGTCGGTGAGACAGCAGCGCTATCGTCGAATGTAAACGAATTAGGATCAATGAGTTCTTTGATACTTGTGTAGAAGCCACCAAGCTGTGCTGGAGTAAATGTTTGATACAAGCTAACCAACTGGTTAAGATCTGCTCTAACATTTGTTCCACCAGAATCAAGAAGTGATGTATAAGACGAAGCAGATGTGATAACATTGGTAGCTTGAGAGATGATTGTTGTTTGTGCAGAATCTGCGACTGAGATAGGCATACTATTAAAACCAAGGTCAGCCTCTCCTTCAACTGCTACAATACCTTCAAAATAAAATCCAGCTGGATGAGCAAATTTCTTATATAATTCTCGATAAGTGGGAACACCCAATCCAACTTTAATTAAGATTGAAAAGATTTGATACCGAGCATAGTTTTGAATAAATTTTTGAGAATCAAACCCAATCTTATCTTCGCCAACAGTAAAAATATCTTTCTTAGGATATTCTACTTCTACATCTTGCTGAAAGAAAGCTCTGAAAAATTCTTCAATAGCTTTACGAGAGCCTTTTTGTCTATAATGTTCTGCAAAACGCCTTGCAGTAAATCTAGCGTCAGTAAAAAGATTTCCATTTTCAAGTTTACTTCCAAGCTCATATATTATTTGATTAAGATACTCAGAAGGTGTTTCTGTAATGTCACGAAGATTATTAAGATCCTTAATCTCAGTATCAAATGAATGGACCGTATCTGAGTCTAAGAAGTTGTAGTAGTCTTCTAAAAAATTTACAAGAGTCAGATTATCATCTGTAAAGTATTCAGGCAGAGCTTCTTTGACAACTCTATTGTGGAAGTCAATTGGTCTTCTACCTAAATTTTCATTCTTGTGTGCCATATTAGAGAGTCAACTGTGTGTTCTGGAAATCGATCTGTGCTGTTGCAACGAGAGCGTCTGTATCTAAATTAAGAGTAAAATTACGAAGTGGTCTGATAGTACTTTCATTATTTGGAGTAACAGAAATCTTTAATATTGAACCACCTTCAATAGTAGTGGGATTGAACCCCACTAATGATACTTTACCAGTACCTGTCTCATACGATCCTATGTTATCAACTTGGACATTTCCATCAATGTCAACCATTTCAAGTTTAAGGGAGTTTAACTTGTTTCTAATAAAGCATGTTCTTGAATTAAATACAAATCGACCAGATGTTACAATTCGATTAACATCATCTGGAGTTGCAATTGCCATTGGGAAGTTGATATCATAAGACAACGATTGACCTGTTATAGGAGTGATCCTTTGCTGAGCCTTAACTGTCATTCTTGAGTTAAGAATCGCAACATCAAGATCATCAATTTCAGACAGAATTGATGATCTTCTAAACACTTGACCAAATTTATTTAAGTTAGTTGTAAAGAAATTTTGAATGGTGGTCTCTATGAGATTTTCAGTAGCTCTTGCAGTGGTGTTTGTAAGATCCGGATCAAAATTAAAAAATGTTTGAATTTCTAAGAATGTCTCAACAGGATCAACAAACTCTGTTGTTATAGACATGATTGCTAAGTTATCGGTTAACTCATTTACAATTTGGGTTTTTATATCTGATTGAGTAGAATCAGCTAATCCACTTTTGAATTTTAAGCCCACATAAACTTTCCCAAATTCTACAGGAACATTATCATTACCACCCCAAGCAATAACGTCATCAAGATATGCACTAAAGTTTGCTGAGATTTGAGCTTTATAATCTTCTGGAGTTACGAGTCGCTGTTGAGATGCAAAAAAGATTGGAGCGTTTTGTCTAATTGATTCAATAGATTCTTTGCCCGCACCCCCAGCTGAAACTGTATCTGTTACAACATTAATAGTATATTGTGATCCATCTACAGTAAGCTGAGCACCAGGAGTAAATGATGAAGCTCCATCTGCTGTTGATCCGACTACTGAAAGATAAGTAACTACAACTTTGTTTCCAGCTACAGGTCTTTTTCCTGTTGATTTCCCATCACCAAAAAGTAACTCATAAGTTCCGTTTGGAACTTCTTTAATCTGAAAATGTTTTGAAGTAGGTTCAATACGAATAGCTTTTTTCAAATCAGTATAAGATTCAAAAGTTGTTCCTCCTACTGTATCAAAAACTTTTACTGCAAGTGAATTGATATCAGCAGTAGTATCTGGAATAACATAAATTTGATTATCAGAAGTTTCTCCTACAATAAACGTCTTAGTTTTTTGAGTACCTTCAAACACTGGAATTTGATTAGAATCAGTTTTTGTTTTAAACACATACGATCCATTACCATCATCAACACCAGTAAATGCTTCAAGCGTTCTGAATGTATAAGATACTCCTGCAACAGTTGAAGTGAAAGAAGTTCCTACTGGTAGTGTAGCCGAGGTCGGCCTATTAGAATCTGTAATCAATATAGATAAATTTAAGAGAGCTTGTGAAGCAGTAAACGATCTGGGAACGTAACCAAGAGCTTCAGCATGTGAAACAACAGAACTCCGAAGTTGAGCAGTGTTCAAAAACGATTCATTTAAAGCAAAGTTTGCAGTAAGTCCATTCAAGTGAGTATTGTATGCTAATACATCTAAAATGTTTGACAACCCTGAACCTTCAAAATCATAATCTGCAAACTCTGCTTGTTTTTTCAAGTCGTCTTTTAATCTAGTCTTAATTGTACTAAAATCTAAACTTGATGATTTGATGAGTGTAGCCATTTATCTTAACCTCGTTAGATTTAAGTCTACTGTTTCAATGACGTTCGTTGATATAATTCTGAACGTAACAGATACTCTCAAATCATGTTGTTCTGGTAATTCTGTAACTTTGATATCAACTACATCAGCTCTAGGTTCATATGCTTCAATAGCTGTAACTATAGCCTGAATGATATCATCTTCTTCGATTTCTGTATCTAGTGCAAACAGTAACGCGCTAAGATTACCTCCGTAATTAGGCACAAAGGGCTTTTCTGTAAAGTTGGTAAGTAAAATATTTTTTACAGATTGCTTAACTGCTCCAGCATCACTTTTCTTAAAAATATCGTTGTTTGCTTTTTTTGCAAAAGTAAGATCAATGTCATTGTATGTACGAGCACGCGCAACCGCAACACTCTTTGTGTTGAGGTTTCCATCCTCTAATGAAAAAGCTCTTAATGGCATTTCAATCCCCTACTGTTTGATCTATTTATACGTAAGATTCAATGTCTTCTTCAAATTCTAGTTTACATTCTACAAACTCGTTTGTACTTTGTACATAATTATTAAATCGTGTTTCAATATTGTTTGCATAAGTTACGGTCCAAGGAGAAATAATTTTTGGCATGATAAGAATAAGTTGTACATTAAGTTCACCGTTTGGAGCATATGTATCATAATCAAGAATTAATTTTTGAAAGTTAAGATTCTCTTTCCAAAAAACAGCTAAATCAAATGTTTTTTCTGGTGATTGATTTCCTTCTTGATCAATAAGCTCGTATACTACAGCTTGACCATCTTTCATTAAATAATTGACACTATCAACATCTAAAGTCTCACCTGCTTCTGGTCTGTATAATCCTTCAGCTACAACAAGTCTAAAATCTTCAAACTCTTTGTTATTTTTTGAAACAGTTAGAACAGCTTCAGTCTGAAGATATAATTGTCTAGCAATACGCTTCTTCTCTTCATCAGTAGCAATATGATTCAAGGTTGTTGCATCACCATAACCTCCAAGGAACTTTGCCATAGTAATACCTGGACCAAGTTTTGTTCTTGAAATAATTTTCTCTTGGAAATCTGGATTATAGTAAGGATCTGGTACATATTTTGTCATACTGAGAACCTTTTAGTTTTTCCTCTTGATAAGTTTCCAAGAGGAGTGTTGCCCCGGCGAGGAGTTGGATCTTTACCTACTTTTCTTCCGATAGCAGGAGGTACAGGATTAATGTAAGATGCAGATAATTTTTCTTCAGAAATTTGCGCACCAACAAACTTCTTATTTGCAAGTGTGTTAGGATCACGTAGCTTTGATCTAATCTCAGGTGTTGTAAGCCGACGTGGTGAAATACCACCATAATCTACAGTCTTATCAATTTGGTTCTTCATTACATCACCTTGATCAACAGATACTTTTCTTGAACCTTTTGAACTTTTGTTAATGTAATCATCCATGATAGGTGCAGTAGGAAGAACTGTAGCTCTTGGATCCACAGCTGTTGGTGTTCCAGTCTGTTGGGTTCCCCCACCCGATCCTGGGCCAAGAGGAGCTGAACCAGCTTGGTCTGCTTTAGCAGCAAATGATGCTTTACCAGTTAATGAACCTACAAATTCTGTACAGGTTGTTCGTTCTGTTATGATTGCTGTGTTAGTTGAAATGGTATCAGTAGCAGTTAATGAATGTCCAGTGTAGTGGTTGTAATCGTAACCAATAATATTCTCTCCACCTATTGTACCACTATCACCAATCACAGTCAATGATTGAGCCCCAATATTAATATTGGGGGATGTTAAGATAACTTCTTTCTCAGCTGTCATAGTAAGAGTTTCACCACTAAATTGATCTATATTACCTTCTGCATATTGACGAACATTACCTCTTACAATTGAGTTTTGATCACCATAGATTGTTTCTGTATCTGTACCAAGAATATATTGAGATTTGTTTTTACGTATTCTTCTTTGATGGTTTCTGTGTACTTCCTCAATGTAAGATCCTCTGACATCTTTCTCTTCATCACCACTGACATGAACTTTGTAGTTGCCTCCAACTCTAACATCAAAGTCTCCAGCTACATTTAAAGTAAGGTTGCCATTGTAAGAAACTTCACCGTCTCCTTCTACAATGACTTTTTCATCTCCTCCACTCACTCTAATTGTATTGTGACGAGAATTTATAATAACCGAGCCATCAGCTCTCATTTCAATACCTGCACCAGATCTATGTCTAAATAACATTCTCTCAGAACCAGGAGTATCATCTATTTCAGTAATATGACCAGATACAGTTTCTTTTACATTGTTAAGAGGATATTGTGAATTAACAATATCATTGAGATCAAGATCAATTCCTTGATCTCCTCCACCCATGTACAAATCATTTCTTACTGTTCCACGAGCTGCTGCATTTGTTGTAGGAGTATTTTCGTAAATTCGTTTTGGAAATTGTTTAGATGGATCCGCGTGGCCATCTTGTTCAACTCCAACCGTATCGAGAGGATCAACCATTACTTTTTACTCCATGAATCTGTTTCTTCATTATATGAATATCCGTTGTTTATAAGATCGTTTCTTATTACATCTATTTGTTTTATATTTTCTTCAATAGCTCCTAACAACCCATCATTTTCTAAAGCTGCTCCAATTCTCTGAGTACTTCCAAGATTAAAATTCTTAGTGACTGTGTCAACAAATCCTTGCTGATCTCTTGTTAAAATTCCTGTATCTTGAACTAACTTAGACAAGTTACCATCAGCAGCTTTCAATTCTTCTATAGTAGGTAGCTTTATCTTTCCTGTATTTGTATCTAATGTCTTAGTTGCTTTTTTCAATGCATCTCTAACATTTGGTTTTTGCAAAATTGGAGGATTGGAAGGATGTGATATTTTAGTAGGTAGCGTACTCACTACTTCGGTAGGAGTCTTTGGATTAGGATTATCTCTTACACTTTCTCCATATACTGTACCTTTTTTATATCTTGTCTCAATATATTCTCTAACATCAAAACCAGGAGCATCGTTCACTCCTTCTGGTAGAAGATCCACCTTACCTACGATCTCTCCTCCTGGAACAGCCTTAAAGAACACATCAATAAAAGCATCAAATGATTTCCATTGTTCGGGTGTTATAGACTCACTGCTTCTGAATATTGATGGATTTTCTATTCCTTCCGGAGCATTATACCCTGCGACAAATCCTACATATACAGATCTTTTGTGCCAAGGATTGAATCCTCCTGCTTCGATTGATAGAGGTCTTCCTCTTTCAATTGTACCATCTCTCATAATAACATAATGGAATTGAATACCTCCTTCAATACCAAGTTGAACAGCAAAAGCGTTTCCGTGTTTCTCTAAGACTCTTCCCAGTTGAACTTTATGAACCATTTCTGCATCAAGATAGTTATTAGTGAAAGTTTCTGACCAATCAACTACACAAGCAGTTAACTCTCTAGTAGATGTCATAAGCTCGAGTTCAAGTTCTTCTGAATTGTCAACTCTTTCAAACACATAACTAGGATTAGTTAATGTTCCATTAAACTCTCCAACAGATTGTCTTATCTTATATGGAGGTGTCGAGGATCTTACTTGACTGCTTACTGATCTATCAGTATCAACAATTTTTGCAACATTAGTAGATCCATCTGCTTCTTGAATATTTGTAACTGTTGTTCCCAATGGAATTTCGACAGAAGAAGGAAATGCAGAAACAACATCTCCAAAATTTTTTGCGGGCGTAAGTTCTCTGACCTTTGCCATCACAGCTCCAAGAATATTTCCAAAACTTGATCCTAGACTTCCAAAGCCAAGTTGACTTTCTGATTGGAATGGGTTTCCAAGATCTGCCATAACCTTATTGTTTATTTTTTGAGCTTTGTTTGTTACATCAGTTGATATATCTTTTTTCACAGCTGTAACAACTCTTGTTGACACGGGTGATGCCTGTTGAATATTAGGTCTGATCTGAGAATCTTTTGCTTCGAATATTTCTTTTAAAACTTTTTCGATGCCTTTAGGATTACCTGTAGTGACAGCAATATTGAGTAATCCATCTTCTGCAGTTGCAGAAGTAAGAGTTGCAATTTCGGTTTTCTTCACAGATATTTTTTTAATTTGAACATTTTCTACTTGTTCAGTTACTATCGATACAATAGGCTCATCATTAGCTTCCATGTGTTCTTTTGGATCTTCTGCAAGTGAAATAAACCCTCCAAGATTAGTTCCAATTGAAGTTCCAATTTTTGTTGAATCAACAGAGATCCTATCAAGGATGGCATCAAAAGCTGTGTTTTCTAATTCAATGCTCGAGTTACCATTTAACAGTCCTTGCAAGTCTCCATTCAATACTTGACGAGCAATCTTTGGATCAAACGGTGCAAGTTCTACTACTTCATATTCTACTTTAACTTCATCAAAACTTTTTCTTAAAAGAACTGTCTTGCCACTTAAATCAAACGAACCAACATTTGTAAAGAAACTTTGATCACTACGTTTGCCTTGCACACTTGTAATTGATGTGGGCGTCTCAGAAAGAATAATTCTGTTAGTTTTAAAAGCACGTTCTATAGGCATTATGACTTTTCCATTTCTTCAAATGTATTTTCAGCAAACGATATTCTATCTTTTTTATCTTGATCACTTACAGCTGGCCTCTCATAATATTGTCTAAAAATATCTGTAGCTTGTTTTACAGTTTTTGCTTTTCTTAATTTAGCCCCACCTACCCACGTAATGGTTTCCAATTCAAACTTGACAAACTCAAGTTGTGGTCTCAATGTCAAAAAGTCTTCACCTCTTTCCGCAGCAAAATTTTCAAGATTGGTTAATCTGTTTTCGGGTTTACGGTTTGTTGTACCAGCTTCAAATTGTGGATTCCATTGAGCTATACCTCTTGATCCTTCTGCCTCGTTTTCCGCTATAGGATTGATGTCTCCTGGTATGGGATCGTTGATAGATTCTTTTAAAAAGTTTCCAATCATTCCACATGCTTGTTCTGGAGTGTATTCTCCTCCTTTTTTTGAAATGAAGAAGTTGAATGCCTTTTCAATATTTGTTTCACCTACTAAATCATCTTCCTCAACATTAGCTCCTTCAACTTTCGAGATTGATCCCATTATCATAGGCAATTGAGAATTGGTTCCATCGAGAAAGATTCCAAACACCTGGGCTCCTGGCTTGAGTCCAACTACTGTTCCAATACCAGATGATCCTCCTTCTGTTGTTGGAACCAGTACTTGTGCAAAAGGTAAATCAGCTTCTGATACAGCATTGACATCATCTGGATGGATACCATGTATCCTAATTTTAATTCGACCTAGCTTTTTAGGATCGTTAATTGAAATAACTGTTCCAATAAACCAACGGTTATTGTCACCATAGTAATCTGCAGAAGTTGGAATCATTATCTAGCTCCGTTATCCGAATAGTTAGCTAACTTAGCGCACAAGATCTTAATATCATATCGTTCAAGTTTGAACATATGTTTGGTAGCATAAATTATATAGTCACCAGATTTTTGAGTATCTATTTTAAATCCACTAGAGCTTTCTGGATCATTATCATAGAATACAATTCTAATTGTATTACCGATAGTTCTGTTTACGTCTCCAACAAGAAAGTCTCTACCACTTACTTGAATAGTAATTGGTGACTTAGTTAAGAAATTTTTCAGTGCCTTTCCAATAATAGATTTTTTATATGATCCATCATCAGTTTGCTCATTTAATGTGTTTGCAGTGTTATATGTGTTAGCTGACGATATCTTTGTAACTACCTTAGATTGATAATTAACAAGAGGAGTTTCGTTTAATGAATATCCTACTCCATAATTAAAACGACGCTGTTCTCTTGAAAAATAATTTTTTGATAATATATCAACAAAAGCATCATCTTGAACATTAAAATCTACTGACTGCATTATGCCGTTTGAAGTATTGTAAAACAAATACTTTGCACCAACATTACCGCCTCGTATAAGTTTTACAAGATCTTCAGTTCCTTTATGAGAATAATTTTGAATGACTTGATGTTTTCCAAGATCTTCTCTTGTTACGTTTGCTTGAGAATATGTGTAAGGTAGATCTTTGTTTAACGGTTGACGAGTCAGCATTTCACCTAAATCCATAAGATATAGATGATCGTTTGCAAATGTTGTGAAAAGATAATACGGAAGACCATCAACGTTAGTTGTTTGATTCTTAATCCAAGCTGCAGCTTCAAGTGGATGTAAGTTAGGAACAATAACTTTCATTGACCCTTGATATGGAGTAGGATTGATCAAGATGTCTTTCTTCAAAAATTCATGTATAATTTTTGTAATGATAGTAGTAGGAGATCCAGTATAGACTTTATTTACATTTTGAACACTAGACTCAAACGCTAAGTCTTCTAATAATCTGAGCTGAATTGTTTCAGTAGACTGATTAACTTTTACTG